GCTCAAGATGGAGCGCGAGCAGTACATCGACCGCTGGCGTGAGGCGTCCGACTACATCAGCCCGTTCACGGCCAGGTTCTTGGTCACCGACCGCGAGCAGAGCGGCCGGAAGAAGGCCTCGAAGATCCTGGACGACACCGCAGGCATCGCGAACACGATCCTGACCGCGGGCCTCATGTCCGGCGTGACCAACCCGTCCACCTCCTGGCTGCAACTGCGGATGCAGGATCCCGAGCTTGGCAAGGTCCAGGGCGTGAAGGTATGGCTAGAGAGCTGCCGCAAGGTGATCCTCGAAACCTTCCTGAACAGCAACTTCTACGGCGTGCTGCCGGAGGTCTACCATTCGCTGGCGGTCTACGGCACCGCCGCCATGACGATCCTGGAACACCCGACCGAAACGATCACCGCAGAGTTCCTCCCCATTGGCAGCTACTGGGTCGCCACCAACGGCTTCGGCGAGGTAGACACGATCTACCGCGAGAGCCAGTACACCGTGGCACAGTTGGTGGACAGGTTCGGGCTTGAGAATTGCTCGGTCACCGTGCAGAACCAGTTCAAGACCAACAACCTCGACACCTGGCACACCGTGATCCACGCCATCGAGCCGAACCTCGACTGGGACGATGGCAAGCTGGCCTCCAGGTTCCAGCGGTGGCTGTCGGTTTACTACGAGGTCGGCGGGGACAAGGACAAGGAGCTTTCCCGCAAGGGCTTCCGCGAGTTCCCGGCGGTCGTGCCGCGCTGGGAGTCTGTGGGCGGCGACGCCTACGGGTTCGGCCCTGGGCTCAAGGCCATCGGTGACATCAAGTCGCTCCAGGTGATGGAGCGCAAGGCCCTCCAGGCCATCGAGAAGCAGGTGAGCCCTCCGCTGGTCGCGCCGGTCGCGATGAAGAAGAAGAAGATCAGCAGCCTGTCTGGAGACCTGACCTTTGTGGACGAAACCGCCGAGGGCAAGGGCATCCGCGAGATGTACAAGGTGATGCTGAACATCAACGACCTCGAGGCGAAGGCCGAACAGACCCGCACCCGCATCAAGAAGGCGTTCTTCAGCGACCTGTTCCTGCTGATCTCCAGCCTCGACAAGAGTGGCATCACCGCCACCGAGATCGCGGCCCGCAAGGAAGAGCAGCTACTCTCGCTGGGCCCGGTCTACCTGAAGCTGAACGACGAGTTCCTCGACAACGTGGTCGAGCGGACCTTCGCGATCCTGCTCCGCGCCGGCAAGATCCCCCCGCCGCCGCCTGAGATCCAGGGCAAGGGATGGGCGGTCGAGTACATCAGCATCATGGCCCAGTCCATGAAGGCCGTGAACGTGACCAGCATGGAGCGGGCCGTGGCATTCATCGGCTCGGTTGCCCAGTCCGATCCTTCGGTGCTGGACGGATTCAGCGCCGACGATGCCTGGGAGGAGTACGCCTCCATGACCGGCATCCCCTCGCGGGTGGTGCGCGACGCGAAGACCCGCCAGAAGATCCGGGCACAGCGGGCGCAGCAGGACCAGGCCGCGCAGTCGCTGGCGATGGCGCAGCAGGGCGCCGACGTGGCTCAGAAACTGGGGAACACTCCCCTTGGCGACAACAACGCGATGGCGCAGATCGTCCAGCGGATGCAGGGCGCAGCGCCGCCCATGGGGGCCCCAGCATGAACCCACCGCTCCAGCAACCGCCCGAGAACTGCCCGAATGGGGAGATCTGTATCGAGGAGGAGATCCAACGCCGCCGGGCGAGCGACCGGAACGTGTGGATTCGCTGGTCCCTCGGGATCGCCCTGAGCGTTCTCGGGTTCTGCGTGGCCGGACTGCTCGGGAGGGTGAGCGCCCACGGCGACAAGATCATCGAACATGGCGCAGCGATCACCACCCTGAAGGACGCCGACGCTGAGATGAAGGCCGCCGAGAAGATCCGCCGCGAGGAGGACCAGTCCTGGAAGCGCAGGATCGAGGAGAAGATCGACCGCCTGGTGGAGCGCCGCCGATGACCGAACGCACCCGGAACGCGGACGATCCGCGGCAGGTAGGCAAGGCCAAGCGCAAGGAGGAGATCCTTGCGGCCAGGGATGCTGCGGATCTTCGCGTGATCCTGGGCCAGCCGGCGGGCCGCCGGGTGATCTGGCGCTGGCTTGAGGACCACGGCCTCTATGAAACGAGTTTCGACACCAACGCCCTGACGATGGCCCGCAAGGAGGGCCGGCGTTCCGCAGGCCTGAAGATCCTGGCCGAAGTCCACGAGGCCTCCACCGAACTGGCCCTGCTGATGCAGCACGAGGCCAAGACCGCAGCCAAGCGCGAGGAGGACACCGAGAAGACGATCGAGGAAGCCGAAGAGCAGACCACCACCACAACGGAGGAAACCGATGTCTGACCCCAGTGCCAGTGGCGATCCCGGCGCGACCAACCAAAACAGCGCCCCGCCCCCCGGCGATCCCAACAACGCTCCGCCGACGAACCCGCCGCCTCCTGCCACGGGCACGCCGCCGGCTGGAGACCCTGCCAACCCTCCTTCCCCGCCGTCCGGTGAGCAGCCCCCCGCTCCGACCGACCCCAAGGCGCAGCCCCCTGCCCCGAACGTGCCCGAGAAGTACGAGTTCAAGGCTCCCGAAGGGATCCAGCTTGACGAGGCCCTTGTGGGCCAGGTCACGCCGATCTTCAAGGAACTTGGGCTGAACAACGAAGCCGCGCAGAAGATCGTGGACGCCTACGCCGCCAAGGTCCAGGCCGACCAGAAGGCCTACCTGGATCAGGTGAACGGCTGGGCAGCCGAGGTCAAGAACGACCCGGAACTCGGAGGCCAGAAGTTCGACACGACCCTCGCGAACGCGCAGTCCTTCCTCGCCAGGTTCGACCCAGATGGGAAGACCAAGGCGTGGCTGAAGGAAACCCGCCTCGGCGACAACGTCAACCTCGTGCGGATCTTCGCGCAGGCTGGCGCCGCAATGGCCGAGGACAGCATGCACCGCGGAGCGCCCAAGCCCATCAGCATCCAAGACCGGGCCGTCCGCATGTTCCCCAACTCGAAATAAAAAGGAGACATACAGATGTCCACCCTTGCTGCAACCCATCCGACCCTGCTGGACCTGGCGAACATGCTGGATCCCGGCGGGAACGTCGCCGACATCGCCGAACTGCTGACCCAGCAGAACGACATCCTGAAGGATGCCGCTGTCCAGGAAGGCAACCTCACGACCGGCAACAAGACCTCCATCCGCATCGCCAAGGGCTCCGCCTCGTGGAAGAAACTCTACGGCTACATCGCCCCGGATAAGTCCGGTTACGCGACCGTCGTTGATTCCTGCGGTATGCTGCGGCGCTACAACGAAGTCGATGTGGACCTCGCCAAGCTCAGCGGAAACGTGCCGAAGTTCCTGGTGTCCGAAGCCTATGGCGCCATCGAGTCGATGAACGACGAGATGGCATCCAGTCTTTTCTACGCCAACGAGGCCACCGAACCCGAAGCCTTCACTGGCCTGGCTCCCCGCTACAACAGCCAGAGCGCGGAGAACGCCCGCAACATCCTCACGTCTGCGGCTACCCCGGACAGCACCGACAACACCTCCATCTGGCTCATCAACTGGGGACCGAACGTCTTCCTGACCTACCCGAAGGGCAGCAAGGCCGGCCTGAGCCAGCAGGACTTCGGCGAAACCACCGCTACCGACAGCAACGGCGCTCTGCTCCAGGTCTACCGCTCGTTGTTTTCATGGGACGTGGGCCTCGTCGTCAAGGACTGGCGCCACATCGTCCGCATCAACTTCGACCTGGAGGACGTGATCGCTTCCGGAGCCACCGGCCCGGTCCTCTACAACCTGATGGCCCAGGCCGTCCGCCGCATCCCCAACATGTCGATGGGGCGACCGGCCTTCTACATGAACTCCGACGCGCTGGACATGTACGACCTCCAGGCCATGAACAAGTCTACCCTCGCGTTCAAGCAGATCCTGGACGCCCAGGGCCAGGTGGTGGACACCTTCCGCGGCATCCCCGTCCGCCGCTGCGACGCGATCCTCTCCACCGAGGCTGGCATCTAGCTCCGGCTGGAAGCCACCTTCAACCTCAACCGAAACGAACAGGAGAATCCACATGCTTATCGACAAGCGATCCGAGTTCGCCGACGCGACCGCGATTTCCACCACCTCTCCCACCGACAGCGCGATTTTTGGGAACGTGATGGACCTCGGGGCTTCGCCGACCCTCAAGAACCCGGGCCAGGCCGGGCAGACCCTCTACTGGGTCGTGTCCATCGATACCGCCCTGGCCTCTGCCGGCAATCCGACCGTGACCTTCAAGCTCTGCTCGGACAGCACCGCCGACCTGGCGACGAGCAAGACGGTCCACGCGCAGACCCCCGCGCTCACCAGCGCCGTCGGAATCGCTGGCTACACCATCGCCATCCCGCTGCCCTCGTCCGAGACCTACGAGCGCTATCTGGGCACCTGGCAGGATGTCGCCACCGCTACCGTCACCGCCGGGAAGGCGAACAGCTACTTGACCTTCGATCCGCCCAAGGGATCGATCCTGCCTGACGGGATCTGAGCGTGATCACGCTGAATGCAGTCAGCCCCTCCTGCACCCATCCGGGCGCGGGAGGGGTCTGCCTGAACATGATCGTCAAGGACGAGGCGCACGTCATCGAGAGGTGCCTCGCCAGCGTGAGGCGGCACATCCAATCCTGGTGCATCGTGGACACGGGCTCCAGCGACCGGACCAAGGAAGTCATCACCAAGGCGCTCTGGGGCATCCCCGGGGCGCTGTACGAGCGGCCGTGGGTGGACTTCGCCACCAACCGCAACGAAGCATGGGAACTCGCCCTTGCGAACCACCGTCCCTCCGCGCTGTTGTTCATCGACGCAGACGAGGTGCTGGATTGCCCTGGGGACTTCCCCCAGCCAATGGTGCAGGATGCTTACCTAATCAATGTGCTGTACCAGGGGCAACTCGCCCCGCGGTTCTTCATGGTCCGCGCCGACTACCCGCACAGGTGGCGCGGGAAGATCCACGAAGACATCGAGCCACATGGGGACATAGCGATGCTGCTTGGGCCTGTGATTGTTTC